CGTGCCATCTCCTCCCAGCATTGTTTCTGTACCGCTTTTACCTCCATAGAAACTACAGTTGGCATTATATCTGAAAATTCTTTCCGCCATTCACCGGCATCTTTTTTTAATAGCCGCAGTTATATCTCTATCAAGTTGTTTTAAATCTTCTGAGGCCATTAGAAATTCTTATAAAGGTCTAAGACCCGCTTAATGTGATCAGGAAAATCCACATTGTCAGACATTGATGAAGTGCCTCTATTTTGTACACTTGCACCTTGTAATGATCGTCTTTCTTTGTACTCGTCTTTCAAATAATAAGTAATAAGATCAGCAACGGCTAGTTGCAAATCTTTTGGCGGAGTAGCATATCCTGCGGTATAAACTATCTTAACAGCCGCCGGACCTAAAGGCCAATTTGTATACTCACTACCCGAGGTAGTACGAAGTATACTATCTGTATCAGTATCTAAATAATATTCTTGAGCACCTGTCGTAAGAGTAGTATAATCACTAGAATACCCTTCTCTTTCTTGTACACTTACAATAGTATTAACTGGACTCTCAGTTAGTTGAACTACATATGTACCCCAATTAACATTAAAAGTTTCTGTCTTGTTAGCGGAGTAGTAATCTACAATACTATTTCCGCAATAGGTTTTTACTAATTGGCTCACTGAATCTACGAGTGCATCAATTCTTCCGTCCTCTTTTACACTTTGAGAAAGGTTTTTATACTCTTTGTACTCGTCTTTTGTTATTAAATCTGTCATAAGTCAATTAGTAAAAACCTGGGGAGAACCGAAGTCCTCCCACAAGTTAATAAGATTAAAGACACCTAAATACTAGGCGTATTCAATTCGAACGGCTGGCTGATCTGCACCAGAACCTGCAACTAACTCCTCAAATCCTCTGGATTGAGCAGCGACAACAGCAGTACGCTGACCCGCTACTTCGTAGTCAGTTTCAATACCTACAGACTTAAGTCGTGGCATTAAGTAGTTGTGAACGTTGACTGCACAAGCAGCAGTTTTAGTGGTAGCACGTGCGAATTGATCGCTTGCTACTACAGGAGATCCATAAATGGATCCTACCTGACCAACTACCTTCATGGCAACTTCACTACCAACTTCTGAGATATCTGAGAACGCTGCATCTGCAATCAGGTTAAAATACTCTTCAACATTAACAACGTATGCTACGTCATTAGGATTGACTCCGTATTTACCCATTTCAGAACGAGCGGCCAGTAAGTTTGCACCAGTTATTGCACCTGAGCCGTCATTAGCGATGTCAGTGACACCAGTTGAATCTGAAGCTAAGAAAGAACCTGCACCATCAGTACCTGCTCCACCACAAAGACCAGCTTGATTAGCTGTGCCATTCATGATAGAAGAATCAATTGCTCGAGCGTGTGCTCGTGCAAGAGCTGATAGAATCCAAGGAAGAACGTTAACGACGATTTGCTCGTCTGTATCATTTGCAATGAATGTACCAGAGATCAAACGATAGGCATTAAGTGTTACGCGACCAACGTGAAAGTTGTTATCGCTCGCACCTTTCTCTTCCAAGAGATTAGCAGTAGTTTCTAGGCCAGTAGCATTCCAATTTGCATCTTCAGTATCTGGAATGATTGGCATAACAGTAGCACCTGAAGTAACCGCCATTTCTCTAAAGAGATTAGCGACTTTTTGCTCAAGTCGTACTTCATTCTCGAAAGTAGAAGATACGCTTGCGTCCAGGCCAATACCAGTTGAAGCGTCATAAGTAACGCCTGCTTTTTGCATGATGTCTCGAGCATAGTCAGTATCCCAACCTTTGCCCGTAACTTTTCCAAGAACTGAAGCATAAAGAAACTCTTTGCCCCACTTAGAAATGTCACCATCACCGCGATTTGCGAAAACTCGCTTTGAATCTTGCATTCGAGAAATTTCTTCTTTCTTCTCTTCAAGATCTGTTTTATGCTGCTTGAGAACTTCCTCAATTTGAGCATCCTTTGCGGCTAACTTAGCCTCTACATCTGCAACCAATCTTTCAGCACCAGTTTCAACTCCTACTTTAATAGCAGTTTTAACTGACTCTTCTTGCTTGGTCTTCTCTGCGGCGGCAGCTTCTACCTTTTCGGCTTCAGCTTTCTCCACAGCTTTTTGCTCGGATTGCTTCATTGCAATTCTAGTAGCGGTTTGTTCTGCTACTTGTTTTGCAAAGGCTTCCAAGTCGATTTCGGGAGTTTTATCTTCCGACATTACGATCTCCTCTTGCACGGATTTCTCCGTCTTTACCGGTGTATTACTAGCTATGCTGGATGTTCTCACATCTTCCTTAGCCAGAGACTGACCGGCTAGATCTACACGATTTGTGAAAGTTTTTTTGAAATCATCATACTCTTCTATCGAGTCAAACGATTTCGCTAAAGAAAAAGTAGCTGCCTGATTGCAGGGTACGGAAACTACCGATACCTCAAATAATTCAGCGTCCTTTATCATGAGTCCGTCAGTTTCCTCTATGTAATCAGCGTCCTTGACTCGGAAACCAACAGAAAATGCTCCAAGAACCCCATCTTTAACTAAGTCGCACACTCCTGCGTGAGCTGACTTACTAATTTTTGCCTCTAGTTCCAGACCTTTATCTGTTACTTGGACACCCGTAGCACGACCGATTGGTCGATCATAGTCATGATTAAAAAGAATAATAGGATTCTTTTTAAAATTGTTTAAACCACCTTTATCCCAAGCATCTGCCTTAATACTATCTCCGGCCCTATCGAAATCTGCTGTACTAGCCATACCCCGTATTTTTACACTACCATCTTGCTGAGCAGACGCTTTGAAATTAGAAGTTAAATTAAAAATTTTATTCATTCGTTTCATTCCGTCCAGTAGTAAGGGTTACCTTACTCATACTGGGCTTAGGAGGTTTGGGAATTTTTGATTTAGGGAAAACTGGCTTATCTCCAAACAAGTCTCCTCTACCCTTCTTATCAATATCTTTTTTAAGATTTGGATAGTCAGTATTTAAGTATTTAAACAACATACTCCAGCCACCCATTACTTTCTTTATTTCTTTAATTGAATAAGGGATGTCAGTTTGTCGACTATACTCTAAAGAGGATTCATATATCTTTCCCTTCTTAATATAATAATCAGACAAAGTTTGTAACATCTTCTTCTTTTGCATACTTGACATTATTCTACCTCTATTGGCGGTAAGGAGGGTTCTACTTCTTCTTCCTCATTTTGTGCAGGTGCACCGCCTTCATCTGGATTCGCTGCGCTTCCCGCTATGTTAGCTGGGATTCGTAACTCATCATTACCTTCAATAGGCTCAAAGCCTATTGCCGTTCTTGCCTCGTTCGGTGTAATAACTCCACCATTTACTAGAGAAGAGTAGTATTGTGATTGATCTCTCAATTCTGGCTGTAACGCTGGAATGTTCGTTACATCTTCTTCTAGTTTAAATCCGAAAAATCTTTCATATGCAAAATTTATCTTTCTTACTATAGGTAATATAGTTTCTAAGTAATACAACCTCATATTAGGTCGTATATTTGCATTGTTTCCTGAGTCTAGAAGTATTGGTGGTACTCCTAGAGATTTAAGAATGATTTTCTCATTTTCTGTTATAGAACTTTGAAAATCTAATTCTTTAAAGTTTACATTTGAAATAGAATCTACTTCTAGTCCTCCGTCCAGGATTAGAGGTCTTCGACCGCCTGCGTCAGGTCGGTATCGAGTACTCCAAGACTGAAGCATCCTTTCCTTAATCTTTTCTGATAAAGTATTAGGGCTTTTTAGTACAAGCCCTGGTACAGCCCCATTTTTGAAAAAGTTGTCTTGAAACTTTCTCATGCTTGTCATCAAGTTCATTGTACGCAATGAAGGACTTAATCTAGGAACTCCTCGGTATATAGAATAGAACGAGTTCTCTTTAACATGAATAATTTCTGATGGCTTATAGTGAATGTCTGATTGGAACGTATAACTTTCTATATAAGTTGTTTCACTTGCATTAATCGTCATCTTATCCGATGGCAGATGATATAAATGAACACCATCATAATAAACAAAAATATTGCCATCTAAAATAAAGTCTATAACCAAGTTCCGACGAAATGTATTTATGTCTTGAAACGGGTTTGGCTCTTGGTTTATTAAAAGATCAACTTTGGATCTTTTAATGTTTTTGATAATACTCCTGCCTTTAACCGCAAGACCGACTTTTGTTCTGATCTCAGCCGTATCGTCAACTATCATATTGACGCCACGATTTACTATCTCTAATTCTTCGTATGCTCGTTCGTATTTGGTGATCGGCTCGCGACTAGCTTCTATTTTATGATCATAGAACTCTTGAGCAGGGTTCAATTTCTCCTCGCGATCTATTCCAAATATTCTGTCATACCAAGCCATGTTTAGTTCTCTGTATTTCTACCCACTTTTCCTGCTTCTTAGCAGTTGCTAAGGAAGGGTCTTTACCGTAAATAGAATGAAGCCTTAAGTGATGCTCATGGCATAGAGTAACTGTATGTTCATAGAGCTCTGCCGAATGCTCTTCTATAAATTCATCTCTGAACTCTAGCACCTCTTCAGGAACCTTCTTGTTCTTTTTAACCCATCTATATAATAAAGGACTTAAACTATAAAAATGATGAAAGTCTAAGTTTGTCTCAATACCACAAATATGGCACTCAGCACTTTTTTTATATTTAGATTTGGCCCTATCTCTAATATATTTTACCAGATCTCTTTTTAGCTCGATCATTGATTTATTACTCCAAATTATATCGAAGTTGAGATTGTAAGTCAAATACTTTTTTCGACCATGTCTTTTAAAACGTTGTGTGCGAGGTTTCGAAAGAGTACACAGCGTATCTTATAGCATCTGCCATATGGGATGCGAAGTTATGTTTGGGCTTCTCTCTGATCAAATTAGGGTTTGAGTCCCATTGATACTGATCCAGGCATTTTAAAGTATGTTCACATCTCTGATCCACAATTAAATTATTATTATCTACTATTGAAGCGACATGACCAATTCCATCGACTAAAGATTTTTTTGCATTGATGGTTGATATGTCAAAATTTTGTGCGCAGTCGAAGCGGGTTTGCTGCGCTGCAGAGTCGATATAAATGTAGTCTATATCCCATTTTTTAATCAGTTTCTGTATCTCTTTGGCATGCTTGTCAGTGGTGCGCTCTGCATCCAGGTACTCATCAAATAAATAAAATTTTTCAGTGTCCCAGTCATACCCAATTACACAAAAGGCAGTTGGATCTCTATATCCTACGTCCATCCCCGCAATTATATCCATTTTGCTACTATCCATACTTTTTAGGTCTGCGATACAAGTTTCAATATCGAAATTCCAAATTTGACCCTCATAAGTATTAAAGTCAGCTTCGTACTCTTGTCTAAACTCCGCATCGCTCATAGTAGTTCTAGCTTCGTTGATATCTGATTGACTCATACGAGGATTATCACGATAAGTAGCTTTAATGGATGCCCACTCTGGAAATTCATCATTAAACCCTCGATCATAGAATTCAGCGAACCAATTATTCTTTCCTCGTGGGGTGGAAACGAATATTGCTTTGGAGTTAACTTTATCTAGTGTAGGACGTAGTGCTACATTGAAAGCATCTCGACCATCTGCAGACAGTGCCGCTTCGTCAAATATGATTAAATCATAAGAGCGACCAACTGTTGAGTCTACTTGATTTATAGATCCCATCCTAACTGTTGAACCATTAGACAGTTCTATTATCTTATCTTTGGCGTTGTCTCTTTTAACTTCTAAATCAAAATGCTTGATAAGCGTTCTTTGCAAATCAAAAGAAATCTGAGACAACGCGTAGTTAGGGGAGATGATAAGTATATTAGAGTTCGGAACTAATGATACTAGTTGTCCTATTATATTGGCTATATATGTCTTTCCCTGACGCCTTGATAATGCTGCACAAATAAACCTGTACTTAGGATTATTTATGGCGTTGATAATCGCTATCTGCGAGGATAACGGTTCTATGCCGAGCAAGTCCAAATATGGAGTTACTGGAAGTTTGAGAAATCGTGTCTCAGACTGTATATCTAATAGTTCATCAGAAGTTATATCCTTCCGACTAATTTGTACTGTCATTTGTGGTTACCAAGTAAATAATCCGATGTTCGGGCAATTATAGTGTCCATAACACCAGTTTCTACCATGATGGTAGGGAGTAGCTGCGAATCCGTAATAACTAGGCTCACCTAGCTTTAAGGTAATTTCTCCTACTAAAACAGAGCTGCAGGAGGTCAAACTACAGATTACTACTGCTTGGATGAACCCGTATTTGCATATAAACCGAACCATGCTGCTCCTGCCCCTACTATAACTGATATTAAACCTGCCTGCTCCATTGTCGGTGCGGGAAGGTTCATGAACCACATAGCACTGTAGTATAGTAAATAAATATAAGTACAGATAAAAATTCTAGGAAAGATTCTCCAAGAATCTACAGCTGTGGCAAAGTCTTTCATTCCTTGATATTTAGGAGGAGGGGGTGCTTCGCCTGCAGCCGCAGCATCTTCCAACTCGTCAATCTTGCGTAACATCGCTTGATACTTATCTAAGTCTACCTGTACTTCATTTCTAGTAAAATCTTCTGTCACTTCTTTTTACCTCTCTTTTTGGGTTTCTTCTTAGGTCGCCCACGTCTTGAACCGTAAGTTCCTCTGCCTTTTGGCATATTTATCTCCCATGCTTTCTGTGCTTATTAAAAGCCAAAAATCCAAAACAAAATAATGTAAACCACGCGCAATAGTTTATAAACTTAAAGCCATTTACTGCTATAGCCGCTTCCCTAAATGTCATGTCACATTCTTTCTGCGTCATTAGTGGCCCATCCTCTCCAGAACTAAATTTTAAACGAGAATACTTGTAAGCATAATCGTGGATAAGTCCTGGTATTAGTAGTAGGCCGATAGGATTTAATAAAAACCAAAAAATTCTAGGGATCGATGCGCCATCGAAGTTAAAACCTTTTGGGATTACAAAGTTCTCGCCATTAATAGTGAAGTGCCAGTCTGCTGCGACTTCCCACTTTCTGCTATTAGTTAGCCAAATCCAAATTGCTGTAAATATGCCTCTTCCTTTAGTCGCAATAGGTAAAGGACGTATCATAGGCATGTAAGTGTACTCTAGTATCATTTTTCGTAATACTCATCATCATCTATATCATAGTCTAGATCGTCATCGAGATCTGCGTCAACAACAAGATCTTCCCCATTAACGTAAGCTAGTGCTTTTTCTTCACTATCAAATCTTTTTACGGGTTTCTCTGGCTCAGTTACAAACCATATTCCACGTTTTGAATGTATTTTCATTTATTTCACCTCAGTGTAAAACTTGTGGGATTCGGAGATACTGTATCCGAGTGATACCACATTGCCCCTTCGGTAATGTCTGCTGTATATCCACTCAATTCCGCGATATATAACGCATTATACCATGCTTGCTCATTTCTAGGGTTGTCTGACTTACCATCACACCAAAAACTAAATTGGCATCGGTCTCTAATAGGGTGCTCATTCCAATAATACCCCTGTTTGACCACATCGCAAGCATTATCAGGATAGTGACGGTCAGCTACCCGATTACGCACCGAGTGAGCTACAGCTACCTGTCCATTGCTAGGCTCTCCCCGAGCTTCAAAGTATACGGCGATAGCTATACAGAACAAAGATTCTGCTATCATAACATTGTTGCCACAATAGTAGCTAAAAAGAATATAGTTGCCGCACCACCTGTCCAAATCAATGAGGGAGTACCTTTCGGGCAGGGAAATTACGGTAAATTGATGGAGAAACTGTTAAATGGCACAGGATGATATAGAAAAGAGATTGAGGATATTTGAGGTAGATCTAGTAGCTCACGAAACTCAATGCGAAGAGAGGTGGAAGACCAATTTCACCAGACTTACTGATATGGAACGCCAACTTAGCAGAATCGAAAAAATGATTTGGACAGGTGGAG